TTACTTTAGACAGTTGCAGTAGTACCACTAACTACTCTTGGACAACCACATTGGTTAGCACCAACATAGCCTGTGACTGTAGGAGTGTTAGGTAGGCATACTTCACCATAGATAGCCTTGCAAGTCTTTCTGTCAGTATAGTTAATACCAGCAGTAAATGCCTTGTCAATCTCACATTGGATAAGCTTATCTTGGTAAGGTCTTACAGCAGCATTGATAGCTACCTGAGCCTTCAAGTCACTCAGTTCCTTTCTGATACCATCATCAGCATCTCTTTGAGACTTATACAGATTGAAAGCATCTTGGTTTTGCTTTGCAGTTATTACATCAAAGCTGTCTCTTGTGCTCTTATATAGACCAAAGTCAGCATCAACCTGACCCTTCCATACACTAAATAGCTCACTATTCAATGTCTGTCTATCAGCAAATCTTTGTGATTGTTGAATAAGTGCCCAGTCATAAAGACCCTTTTGCAGAGCAAGAGTGTCCTCACAGCTCTTTTCCCATGCTTGGAAAGCAGAAGGAGAAGTTACACCATTAGCTGTTCCAAGACCAGTCTCAAGACCATTGATATTGATGTTTGAGCCACCCATACCTGAACCAGCAAGACCCAATAGACCACTACTTCTTCTATTACCAAATAGTGCCCAAGCACCAAGTGCAGTACCTATGATACCAAGAGTAAGACCTGCATTAGCCTTACCATTGACATCTCTTCTACCATAACCATAGTAGCCATCAGTAGGAACTTCCTTTACCTTTTCTACTTGCTTCTCAATTATTTCCATAGTAGCAATTTTTGAAATTAGTTATTGTTTTATCTCTCTTTTGTAAGCTTACAGGAGCAAAGGTAAGTAATATTTCTCAGGATGCCTATCAATGCTAAAGCCCCATATATCACATTGATATACAGGGCTTTAACTTAGTAATATGTTGCTAAAAGAGCAAAAAAAAAAGCAGCCTTATTTGGCTGCTCTATCATGTTTATAGAAAACATCTGTTATCTTATTGTATATGTAAGTAAGGAGATAGGCATCAACTTCATCATTATCTCTTTGTGGTTCATATCCTATAAATCTCCATATAGCATTCTTGACATGCTCTGACTCATGAGCAATACTACTTCCTCTTTCAGCATTTACAGCTACAAGAGATGCACCATAATTATGTATAGTGATTGCATTTGCCTCTGTTTCCATTTCATCAGCAGGCAAAAACTTGTCCAATTCCTTCCACTTATCAAATATAACTATTGTTAGCTTATAGTTGAATATAGGGATTATTATTTTCTTTTGAGTTATCATATTTTCTCCTCCTAAGTATTATATTATAAGTTCTCAATAGGCATATTACTAAGCAAGAGAGTGCTTTAAATACCAAATATCACTAACAGGTATTCCTATATACAAATCTATTATATTTAGTATCCAAGTTATAGTAGTATAATGTATAAACATCCTGTGATATTCACAAAACTTAAATACATAAGATGTAATATACAAGAATAGTAATGTTATAAAAGATACACTACCAATATAACTTAGTATTACTGTATTAATATCAAAATAAGATAGAGTTGTATTTAATAAACTAAGTAATGCGTAAATCATAGGTATTACTTTTACTAAATATAACTCTATCTTGTACAATAATTTATTCATTACTTTTTCATTTTGCCACCACAAGCATATCTTCTCTTAGTCTTAGTGACACCAGCTTTAGCTGTCATAGGCTTTGCTCTACCTGTTCTTCTTGCCATAATTATAAAATTTTAATTGTTATTTTTTCACCTTTATCATGCTTGTCTCTAAGGAGTCTGTATAGCTCTTTGAATGTCTCTCTACTGTTTATCACCTGACCCTTAACTTTATTGACACCTACTAATAGGCATCCTGCTGAATCTTTGTCAGTATTGCCAGCATGAATAAGTACACCTTCAAATCCCTTTACATTAAGTAGTCTTGGTACTTTACCATTACACACTTGTTTATAGAAACTATTAGTACAATACTTAGGAGAAATCACATCCAAGGTAATCTCATAAGTACCTTTTGGTATAGCTGTAATTGAAGGTTTCTTCAACTCCCTAATCTTAGCTACACTCATAGAGCTGTCAAGATTTCTATCTTTGTCCTCAAGCACATTACAGAACCACTTCCCATCAATAGTAAGATTACTTATGGTGTAGCTCTGTTTCTTCCATTTTCTGTCCACTACTAATTCCATGCTCATTAAAAAGATTTAAGTTTCTTTTCCTTAACTGGCAGGTAAGGTCAGTACATATGGAACTCATAAGGTTAAACATCTGTTTCCTAAGTTCCCCCACTTCCTGCTCTAATTCTGCATTCCTTTTTAGTACCTCTTCCAACCTCTCTCTATTATCAGTAGAGAGCTTCTCATAAAAATCCAATGATTCTTTCATGTTATTTATGAGGTTACTATCAACTTCACTATCATACTTCTTTCTTGCAAAGAACCATGATGTCCAACCACTGACTATTGTGGTAACAAGCCCTATACCTCCAGTGATTAATATTCCTAAGTCAATCATATTATTCTACAATTTCAATGAATCTTTGTTGTTTGTTCTCAATATAAGGGTTCTTCTCCACAACATTCACTTCTACTACTTTATGCTTCTTCTGAAATAGTCTGAGTAACCAACATTTCTTTGGGGGATTTATAGTTTCTTTCTTATAATACATCACTATGTACTTCTCACTGACAAACTTAGGGTCTGTAATGATTG